TTACGATTCAGATGATGCATCATCACCTGGAACTGCAGTTGCTACATACAATTTCAATACAGAAGGTTTAGAAGTTTATGTACCAGGTTCCGGTATTCTTTTTAAGAATGGACTTGTTTATAATCTTGTAGGTCTTGGTGGAAGTATAACTATTACATTTACGTAATATGGATTATTACTCTGATCTGGGATTAGAGATAGAATCTTTTGCGAAAGGCGGTATGCCTGCTCGTAACAAGAAAAACTATCGTAGTACTAAATCAGGTGCGGGAATGACTACGGCCGGTGTTAAGGCTTATAGAAAACTTAACCCTGGATCTAAATTAAAAACAGCAGTTACAGGTAAAGTTAAAAAGGGAAGTAAAGCTTCTAAAAGAAGAAGCTCTTATTGTGCAAGAAGCGCAGGTCAAATGAAGATGCATAACGTCAATTGTAGTAAAACTCCAGATAAGAGAATATGTGCTGCAAGAAGACGATGGAAGTGCTAGAAAAATTTTACTGGTTATTTCTAGATTTTATTGTCTATGTTATAATGTGGTTATTATTTATTTTATTAATATTAGGAGTTTTTGTAAGAACAATGATTGATCGTTTTATATATTCATTTTTTGGTGCATTAGATAATATATGGAATTTTTTAAGTGCACCTAAATGTAAGTGTAAAAAAAATAACAAAGGAGATAAATATGATAGATAAAATCAAAAGCAAAATTGCTCATTACTGGTCAGACCACAAGATTGAATGTCTTGTAGTTGCTGTACTTATTGTAGCTTACATAGTTAAGTAATGATTATGGAGTGTGCTAGGATGGATTATAAATTTACAGCGATGTTAATTATTGCTCTTTGTCTCCTAGCATTCTTCGGAGGTCCCAATGTCCAATAAACCATTAGATATAGGAGAAGAGGCAAGAGTGCAGATGCCAATGAAGACGGTAGCTAGCCTTATAATTCTAGTTGCAATGGGCGTGTTCGCATACACAGAGCTTACTGCAAGACTAGTATCTTTGGAGACATCAAGAGAATTATTTGAAAATGATTTGTTAAAGAAATCTGAACAAGTGCCCACGGACCAGGAGCAACATTTTTTATTGGAAGATCTTTACAAGACCGTAGAGAAATTACAATCTACTCAAGAAATGAATATGACAAACAAAGTTAATATAGAATTTTTAAAAACACAATTAGACAAAGCATTGGAAGATGTTGAAGAATTAAAAGATAAGGTAAGAGCAAATGGAAACGGTCATCAGTAGCGTAGTAGCTCTTTGTATGTTTATAGGTGGTGTTCTTACAGAACATAGAATACAGCCCGCAATGTCAGATTGTTTAAAAGGAAAAAGAGTTGCGGAACGTACAGCAAATGATAATATTCAATACAAATGCGGAAAAGTAAAAGTTGAACTTGAAGAAAATATAGACGGATCTAAAGCAATCAAAAAAATTATACAAGAATGAAAAATTGTAAACAGTGTAAAAAAGAATTTGAACCAAAGGACGAATTAGACTTGTTTTGCAGCGATGACTGCAAACAAGAAGCTCTAGCTGATCTTGACAATGACAGTGATGAGTGTTTAAGCTGTCAATAATGGAATTATCACGAAACTTTTCGCTTCAAGAGCTTATTAAATCTGATACTGCTATTAGGTTGGATATCAACAACAATCCTAGCTCAGGTCAAATAGAAAAACTAAAAGCACTTTGTGAAAATATTTTACAGCCAGTACGTGATCACTTCGGCAGAGTTAAGGTAACGTCAGGGTTCCGTTCAGAGCAGCTCTGTCTAAAAATAGGTAGCTCAATAAACAGCCAACATGCAAAAGCTGAGGCCGCAGACTTCGAATGTGTTGGAGTTGACAACGCTGAGGTTGCAGATTGGATTAAAAAAAACCTTGAGACAGATCAATTGATACTTGAATATTACACTCCAGGAGAACCTAACTCGGGATGGATACATTGTAGCTGGATACCTGAAGGAAGACGTGAACAATTCTTACTTGCTTATAGACAAGAGGGTAAAACTAAGTATAAACCAATAATAGGTAAAGCTAAAGATATTGTATAATGACAATTACAAGAAACCAAATTTCAAAACAAACAGAACCTGGATTAGGTAATTCTGATAAAAAAAAGCTAGATAAAGTGATACTTAAAACACATGGTAAAGTCTATAAAGAAAAAAAATCCAATAAAAAAAATCCTCTCGCTAGGACATTTACTGTTTAAACCAAAAGTGATACAATCAGGTAAGTTGTACAACCGTAAAAAGGATAAGTACATAACTTACAAAGTGGCCACTAAAACGGAGGAATAATATGAAAAAATCAAAAGGACCATGTTGGTCAGGATATGAAATGATTGGTATGAAAGACAAAGGGGGGAAAAAAGTACCTAATTGTGTACCTGTCAAAAAAAGAAAACACGGATCTTCTAAAGAAGGAGAAATCGTAACTTCTAAATCTATAGATTATTACAAAGGTATGATCTAATGTCTTCATTAGCAAAAAAAGTTTTAAAAAATAATCCACAAAAGCACAAAAGGTTTGATGAACTTATGAAAGACATGGATCCTACCATGTCAATTGAGTCTCAAACTAGTGAAGTTTTAAGAATATTAAGAGAAGAGTCTAAAAGTAATGCTGGTGTTATTGATTATAATACTGGTGGAGAAGTTAAAATAGAAAAAAACTATAGTTACTATAAGGATATATTATAATGGCTACTTCAGGAACAACAGATTTTAATTTAAATATTGATGAAGTTATAGATGAAGCATACGAAAGATGTGGTTTAACTACAGCATCTGGATATGATTTAAAAAGAGCTAGAAGAAATTTAAATATTTTATTTTCAGAATGGGGTAATCGTGGATTACATCTTTGGAAAGTAAAAAATAAATCACAACAATTAACTGCAGGAACTTTTGAATATACTACACCAAGCGATTGTAGTGATGTTTTAGAAGCTTATGTATCTACTACTTCAGGGACAACTGTTGACACTCAAGATGTTTCTTTAACTAAAACAGATAGATCTACCTACGCAGCATTACCTAACAAAGGAGCTACAGGTCAGCCTTCTCAGTATTATGTTGAAAGACATATCACTCCTAAAATTTATTTATATCAAGCACCTGATGCAACAACATACACACATTTAAAATATTATTATATTGGAAGAATAGAAGATGCTGGCGGGTATACAAATACTCCTGATGCTCCTTTTAGATTTTTACCTTGTATGGTTGCAGGGCTTGCATATTATATTTCTTTTTTAAAAGCTGCAGAAAGAACTCAAATGTTAAAAATGGCCTACGAAGATGAAATGAAAAGAGCTTTAGATGAAGATGGTTCTAGAACTTCTTTATATATTTCACCACAAGTTTATTTTGGAGATGGTGTGTAATGGCTAATTGGGCTTCAGGAAAACAATCTCTTGCTATATCAGATAGATCTGGTCAAGCTTTTCCATATAAAGAAATGGTTAGAGAATGGACAGGAGCTTTAGTACATATATCAGAATATGAATCTAAACAACCTCAAATAAGACGAAGAACTGTTAAAGCAGATGCGATAGCATTACAAAATACTAGATCTCAAGATTTTACTTTAAAATCTGGAGGTTCTAGATTTACGACAGTAGATTTATCTTTACCAGGTATTTTTGGTTTTGAATCTTCTGGAATGCAACCGGATAATGGTGCTGAACAAAATAGACAAAGACAATTAATAAGTACTACAGGTACTGTAACAGTGAGTATTACATAATGGCTATATCTTATTCAGATTTTTTAACACAAGTTCGTAATTTTACAGAAGTAGATTCAAATGTTTTAACAGATACTATTATTGGTCAATTTATTAGAAATACAGAACTGAACGTAGCAGGATCTGTTGATTATGATGATACAAGAAAATATGCAACATCATCATTTACTGCGAATAAAAGATATTTAGTTACACCAGCAGATTTTTTAATTATTAGATCTTTACAAGTATTTAGTACGACTGATCAAACAGGTTCTAGATCTTTTATGGAAAAAAGAGATACTAGTTTTATAACAGAATATAATGGTAGTGGTGCTACAGGACTTCCAAAATATTATGCTAACTGGGATGAAACATCTATAGTAGTTGCACCTACTCCAGATCAGGCATATGCAGTACAACTTAATTATATTATTACACCACCAAGTTTTACATCAAGTAACAATACTTATTTATCAGAATACCAACAAGGAATGCTTTTAGATGGAGTTTTGGCAGAAGCTTTTGCTTTCTTAAAAGGGCCTATGGATATGTACAATCTATATAAAAGTAAGTATACTGAAGGTGTACAGAATTTTGCTCTCCAACAAATGGGGAGAAGAAGACGAGCAGAATACGATGATGGGGTACCAAGAGTTAAGATACCTTCACCATCACCATAAAATTAAAGGAGAACTATTATGGCTATAACAACTAACGCAATTTGTAATACTTTTAAAAAAGAATTACTTCAAGGAAAACACGACTTTGATACATCATCTGATACATATAATTTAGCGATGTATACATCAGCAGCAACTTTAGGTGCTTCAACAGAAAACTATGCAACAAACCCAGGTGGTGGATCTAATACTGAAGTAACTTCTTCAGGATATACTGCAGGTGGTAAAGCACTTGTTAATCAAGGT